AATCCAGACAAGTCGCAAAATCCATTCGCATACTTTACACAAATTATATACTACGCATTTTTGAGAAGAATACAGAAAGAAAAGAAACAAACAGAATTGAAACAAAAACTAATCGGTGAAATGATGATGTCAGATGCCGTTACAACTTTAGAGGGCGATGATGCTGAATATAGAAATCAGTATCTACAATTCTTACAAGAAAATCAAATACCGACAGATAAGGAACAAGCAATCGCTAAAGCAAAAGATGATAAACGAGTTGCAGAGCAACAATCAAAAGAAGGTGCTTTAGACGAGTTTATGGAGTAATTATGAATATTATTGTATTGGGTGCCGGTTCTGCTGGTTTAATGTCAGCAATATTAATAAAACGATTTTATAAAAATAGTCCTTTTGATGTTAAAATAATTCAATCAGGCAAAGCACCTATTCTAGGTGTAGGTGAAGGTACAACGGAACATGTTCAGCATTTTATTCAACATGCTAGAATAGATAAGGCAGAGTTTATAAGAGAAAGTAAAGCAACACTAAAAGCAGGTGTTCAGTTTGACGATTGGTTATACCCAGGTCATAGATATATTCATAGTTTAGATAGTTATCATGTAGAAGTTACACACGATGATGACAACTTATATACTTCAGGTGGACCTATTCATAATCAAGGTTATAATTTAGGAATGTATGCTAGTATAATAAGTGAGGGTATAGACACATATAAAAATCAATCACAATCTGAAGGTTATACAGTAGGACTACCTACTCAATTTCATTTTAATAACTTTGCCTTAAATGATTATCTCAAAAGAAAATGTGCAGAGTTTGATATAGAAATTATAGATGATTATATTAATGATTTTAAATATGATGAACAAGGTTATATGAGATGTCTTATAGGTAGCAAAGAATATCATGCAGACTTCTTTTTTGATTGTTCAGGTTTTAAAGGTTTACTAATTAATCAATTTAAACCTAACTTCATAGATTACTCAGACCAGTTAATTGTTGATAGAGCATTATTCTTTCCATATAAAACATTAGATAATCCTAGAATGTTTACTTTATCAAAAGCAATGCAGAGTGGTTGGTTCTGGCAAGCACCTACACAAGATAGAACAGGTAATGGTTATGTTTACAGTTCACAATATTGCACACCTGAAAAAGCATTAGATGAAGTAAGAGGTTTAGGTTTTGATTTAAAAGATGATGTAGTTAATAATATAAAAGAGTTTCGTAGTGGTCATTTAGAAAAGAGTTGGATTAAAAATGTTGTAGCAATAGGTATAGCATCTAGTTTCTTTGAACCTATGGAAGCGGCGGCATTAAGCACAGGTATATTACAAACAATAAATGTATTAGAATATTTACATGCGTTTGATAAGAATGATGAACTCATAGCAGACTTGTATAATGATAGAATGAAAGACTTCTACTATAATGCATTTGAATTTATTCGATTGCACTATGTTACAGGTAGAGAAGATACACCCTTCTGGCAAGAATATAAGTATAAACCTTTACCTAAAAGTCTAAAACAAAAGTTAAAACTATGGGGTAGAAAACCTCCTGTGCCTGAAGAGTTTAATATACAACAACCTCAAGCACTATATGGTAATTTAAACTTTATGCAAGTAATGAATGGTTTAAATCTTATAGATAAACAAGCATATAAAAATTATATAAGTAAATGGGGTTTAGATAATCGCTTGATGAGTAAACTTATCGAACTAGATATTTTAGTAAATAAAAATTTAAAACAAAATACACACAATGATGTATTATCGGAGATAAACAAATGAAAACAGTAGTAGTTTTAGGTGCAGGTAATTCAGGTCTTTTTGCATCTATTCTGTTAAAAAAATTTAGACCTGGTATTAATATTATGTGTATAGGGTCACCTGAAATAGGCATTGTAGGTGTAGGTGAAAGTAGTACAGAGCATTTTAATTCGTTTAGAAAACTATTAAAACTAAGTCATAAAGAAATAGTTCAAAAGTGTAATGCTACATTTAAGTATGGTGTTCATTTTGAAAACTGGAATGGTAGTGATTATATTCATGCTTTATTAGGACAAAATGTATCTATGCAACACTACGATGATGATTATTCTTTATATGGTGTTCTAGCAGATGGAGAACCTGCAGTAAATACTATACCTAAAAACTTTAGAGAACCACATATAAAAATAGATGTTTCAGATGGTCTACCTAATCAATTTCATTTTGATACTGCTAAGTTAAATGAATTTTTACGAGAACAATGTAAAGAGGTGGGTGTTATATTATTTGACGATACAATAGATGAGATAACTTATCACGATAATGGTAATGTTAAATCTGTTATTAGTAATAAAAGTGAAAATGAATATGAAGGTGATTTATTTGTAGATGCATCAGGATTTAAAAGAATATTAGTAAACGAAATAAAAGAGTTTAATTTTATATCAAAACAAGATGAGTTATTTGTAAACTCAGCAATCGCATTTCAATGTCCTCATGAAGGAGATAATTATAGATGTTTTACTACTGCAAAGAAAATGAATGCAGGTTGGATGTGGCGAATACCTACATACACACGAATGGGTAATGGTTATGCATACAACGATAAATTTATTACCGAAGAAGAGGCAATCAAAGAGATTGAAGAGAAACTAGGTTTCACACCTAACATCGGTAGAAGATTTAAATTTGAAGCAGGATATTATGAAAATACATGGCAAAGAAATGTAGTTGCAATAGGATTATCATCACACTTCTTTGAACCTTTAGAGGCAACGGCAATAGGTATAGGTTTATTACAAGCAAAACTTTTAAGTGATTACTTACAAGCAGATAAACAAAAAGATAGTTATAATTCTAAAATAAGAGACTTAATGAAGAATGTTTATAACTTTATCAGATTACATTATTGTAACTGTAATGCCGATACACCTTTCTGGGAACATGTATCTCAATCTGTTTTGCCGGCAGAAGTTCAAAAAATCATTGACATAGCACAAGAAAGAATGATAGTATCTGAAGATATTAATTGTAATAATGACTGGAATATGTTTACACCTCATTCATACAATCAGGTGTTGTATGCGTTAGGTTATCTTAAACCTGAGAAGGCAAGAGAACATATGGATTTATTGAGAAAGTACGAAGACTGGCAAGTGAAAAAAGAATACGCACTCAAAAGACAGGATCATGTCATCAACACATGTTTACCACATAAGGCACAAATAGAAGAATGGATGAATGATACTACCCCAACACAAACAGATAATGTAGTGATAGGAACTAAATGAAAATAGCATTAATTACTGATACTCACTTCGGTGCAAGAAACGATAGTGAAGTATTTAATAATTACTTTTTTAAATTTTATGATAATGTGTTCTTTCCTTATTTAAAAGAACATAATATAAAACATTGTATTCATCTAGGTGATATTACAGATAGAAGAAAGTTTATAAACTTTAAAACACTAGATAAATTCAGACATGACTTTGTATATAAGTTAGGTCGATACGATGTAGATACACATGTTATAATCGGTAATCATGATACCTATTATAAAAACACAAATGAAATAAACAGTATGAATACATTGTTTACTTCTTTCGATGGTAAGTATGAACCTTACATTTATACAAAAGCAACCGAAGTAGATTTTGATGGTTGTAAAATGTTATTTCTACCTTGGATATGTGATGACAATAGAGATGAAACAATGCAGATGATTAAAGATACAGATGCACAAATTGTTATGGGTCATCTAGAAGTCAAAGGTTTTACAATGTATAAAGGTTTCACAAACTTTGACCATGGTTTAGATAGACAGATATTTGATAAATTTGATTGTGTATATACAGGTCATTTTCATCACAAATCAACGCAAGGTAATATAACTTATCTAGGTAATCCTTATCAAATTACTTGGTCAGACTACGGCGATAAAAGAGGTTTTCATATTTTCGATACTGAAACAAGAGAAATTGAATTTATAGAAAATCCTTATTCTATATTTGCTAAGTTAAATTATGATGATAGAGAAAAGAACTATGAAGACTTTGATGTATCAGAATATAAAGATAAGCATGTGAAAGTAGTTGTATTGAATAAGATAAACAATGTTCAGTTTGATAAACTCATAGACAAGTTATATGCAGTAGGTGTTGCAGAGTTAACAATCATAGAAGATTTTACAGACTTTGATGCAACATTTGTAGATGATAAAAATCTAAAGTTAGACGATACTTTATCTTTGTTACATACCTATGTAGATGAAGTCGATACTACTGCAGACAAAACAAGAATAAAAGATGATATGAAAAGATTGTATGTTGAGGCAAGTAATCAATGATAGTATTTGAAAAAGTTAGATGGCGTAATTTCTTATCAACAGGCAATGCGTTTACTGAAATAGATATCGGTAAGTCACCTACTACTTTAATAGTAGGTTCAAATGGTTCAGGTAAATCTACACTCATTGATGCATTGACTTTTGCTTTATTTAATAAACCTTTTAGAAAAATTAAAGTAGCACAATTAATAAATTCTATTAATCAGAAAGATGGTTTAGTAGAAGTAGAATTTTCGATAGGTGCATCGAAGTATAAAATTCGTAGAGGTATTAAACCTAATATCTTTGAGATATATCAAAATAATATCTTAGTTAATCAAGATGCACATAGTAAAGACTATCAACAGTTTCTAGAGAAACAAATATTAAAACTAAACTATAAATCATTTACTCAGATTGTAGTTTTAGGTTCATCATCATTTATACCTTTCATGCAGTTACCAGCACCTCATCGAAGAGAAGTGATAGAAGACCTACTTGATATTCAAATTTTTACTAGAATGAACGATATCTTAAAAGTTGAAATGACAACATTAGCACAAAACTTTAAAGATACTGAAAAAGACTTAGATGTTGTAATTCAAAAGAGAGATTTACAAGAACAATACATAGGGAGGTTAGATGAGCAACGCAAGAAATCAGCACATGAAATCAACGATAAGATTAGCAAATCGAAGGAGAACATTGATGGATATCAAAGAGACATCACAGATTTACAAGAGCAAATCGACACCCTACAAAAAGGAATCATTGATGAAGAAGTTGTCTCAAAAAGATTAAAGAAGATTACATCTTTACAAGATGCACTAGAAAAGAACAAAGGTAGAATTGCTAAAGATATTACATTCTACTTAGAAAACGATGAGTGTAATACTTGTAAACAATCTATTGATCCTGCGTTTAAAACTAAAATTTTAGATGCAAGACAAGATAAAGCA